AACTCGCCTCTTTGCTTCTTGCCTGCATTTAGGAAGGTAGGTGTAGCAGGTTGGAATCGCCCAGTAATAATCTCCTCAACGAGATCCTGAGCAAGCTTTTTGTCTCCACGTGCAAGCATGAGAGCATTCATGCAGACGCGGTCTTCGAATCGCTCTAGGTAGCGACTGCCGTCAAATGTTTTTAGGGCATAGCTTGTGTAAAACTTGTAAGCACCAAGGAAGGCCGCAAACCTAAACTTGTGTGCATATGCTTGCTTGAATAGTTTCTTGATAAAGTCAAAGTCATAAAGGTCTAGAAGTTCCTGCTCGTAGTATTCGTTTTCCACAAGGTAGTCCAGCTTCTCCTCTAGGCTGTGGAAGAATACCGTATTCTGATTAACGTGGTCTAAGAAGTATGCTTTTGCTGCCAGCTTATCTTTGTCAAATTGAATCTTTTTATCCTCATCGTAGAGGTTTAGCATTGCGTTGTACTCGTGATAACTATAGTTCTTGTCCATAAAGCAGCGTAAGCCTTTCTTTTACTTTGTCTACATCTTGTTGTGTGCCAAATATTTCTACCTTTGCAATGACTGGCACTCCCGTCTTTGCACTAATTAAATCTGCGGCTTTGCAAAAATGCTCACCGAAGTTCGTGTTGCCAAAACCAACAACGCCACGCAACAAGGCACGGTTCTCTTTAACGTTTAAAAAAGATCGTACTTGTCTGGGGATTGCTGCTCTTCCTTCGCCACCTCCATAAGTAGGTACAAAAAGGACATAAGGGCTATTAACGGTAAGACTACTACCGCTGCCCCTATCAATAGGAATATTAATACTGATGTTTCCATAATCTATCTTTTCTACGAATCTTTTTGTATTGCCAGAATAGTTTGAAAAGTAAACAATATCAATAGGTAACATCAAGTATACTCTCCATTTATACTAAATCTAGTGGTTGAAGCTGACAAAACGCTCTATATTTAGAGAGTTCTAAACTGATCTAGGTAATCTCTTACGTCGTCTGTCATCTCTTTAGGTTTATAGTTTATCACATTGTCGGGTAAATCTTCAACTCGAACCTTCGGCCTGTCCCTGAAGGAATGAATCTCTACCTCTCCAAAGCTTTCTCTAGGTGTGTGAGAGATAGCTCCAAAGATTGCCCCACAAACAGCGTCTGCTAGGTCCTTAGAGCTTTTGCGAGGGTGATCTACCCGATTGTTTTTCATAATCTTAAGCTGCGTTAGCTCCTCAAACAATAGCTCGATGGCAGGAAGTGCTACTCTGTCTTCGTACACAAGCATTGCCATGTCTTCATAGTGTTTCTTTGCTACCGAAACTGTCTCGGTCCTAATGCCAACAGACTTTAATTCATTCTGAATATCAAAAGACTGCCAACGGTCAAAGCTAACCATTCCAAGATCAAAACCCTGCCTTCTAAGATTTTGAATCCACTGCTTTACTTCTGAAAGGTTTACCGGACCCTCTACCTTTGGCTCCCACCAAGCTACAGCATCTACAACAACTACCGGAACTACCTGCTCGTAATCCTTCATCACCTGAATGCTTACCCACTTGTCTACGTGAGCAATTGCCACAGCACACTTGTCATGCTTTTGTGCAAGGTCTGCGTGTACATAATACTTGGTGTCTTCTTTAGCTTTAAAGTTTTCATCAAACCGTCTAAAGGAGTCCAAAGGATTACGGATTGTCATTGCAGAGCGAACTTTTTCTTGCTGCTTAAAGAATGCATCTGAAGCAAATGTTGGCACACAAGCAAAACGCATCATGGCATCTCCGATGTCCGTGTAAAAAGCTAGCTTAAAGTCATCGATAGACCTTGTTGGATTTACTTCCCAAGTGGGACGCTTTAGTGCAAAGATTCCTGGATATTTGTATTGCAAGATGTGATCTTCATCCCAGGAAATCTCTAGGCTGTTGCCAGCGTTGTCTTCTGGCAGGTCTGGGTTCATTACGTATTTGTGTGTACGTTCGATTACGTCTTTTTCTAAAATGCAATCATCATACTTGGTTGAAATAAAGTCGCCTGGATAACGAGGAAAGGACAGCAGGGCTACCTTGCCCAAGTCTGGGAAACGAGAGTCTACGGTACCACGGAAGGCCTTGTAGATGTTGTCTGCGGTCTTGCCTTGCTCATTTCCAGTATTAACCTCGTTGGCAAAACCAGAAATCTCATCTAGAATTGCAACCATTAGGTTAAGTCCCTCATGGGACTCACGCTCTGAGTGTCCAGAGTAAACAGTAATGGAATGATCAAACTCAATAGAGTCCATCTTTGCATAATACTTTCCTGCAAACCATGGAGACTTTTCAATCTTTGTNTTAAAACCCTTAAAGAAAACGTTCTTGGCCTGCTGTGCGTTAATAGCAATATTAATAATATCAATTGCGTCGCCAGATGGCTTACCGTAATACCGTGCTGGATCTTTAAGACATAGAAGTTTGTACACAAGATATGAAACTGCCACTGTAGATGTAAAGTCTTTACCGCTACCCTTGCCCAGCTGCAGAATAACTTCATTCTTAGTAAATTTATTATAATACCTAGAGCCTTCTTCAAAGCCCATTAGTTTCTGCAGATCTTCTTTCCTGTAGATCTGACTCATTGCTTCTACAATGTCATACTGAATGTCTGAAAGAGGGGGTTGCCCCAAATAGTCTTCGCCTTCCACAAAGGTTCTAGCGTCTACTGGCTCTTCTTCGAAAGGGCTGTCTTGCAGCACCTCCATAAAATCATCAAACATCTTGAACTACCGTAATGGTTTCTCCCTGACTGGCTACCTGTGAAAGTCGTGACATAATCTTGTCTCTGATCTCTGGGTGCTCACTAGCAATATCCATAAGAATTTGTTTTAAGATATCTTGCTTACGCTCAATCTCCATCATCTCTTCTGCCAGCTCTTTGTTCTCAAGCAAGCCAGCCTTTTGCAACATCTCAATACGCTTAGACTCAATGTCCATTACAAGCTTAATTGCACCAGCTTTAGATCTCAGGTCCCCGTTGGTATCTGCATCGTCAATCACCTCGTATGACTTAGAGATAAGTCGTCCGTAATGCTCATCTGCAGCAGCCAGAGCCTCTCTTGCCCTGGCTCGAATGGTGTCATTGGCAGAAGCCATCTGTTTCCACTCATTCAGGTATTCAACAACCTGCTTGCGTGGGATAGATAGCTGCTTAGAAATCTTGGTTGGATCATTGCCCTTAAGGTATTCTCCGACTACCTTGTTTACAGTGTCAAGGTGTTGTACTACTTTGTCTTCAGGACTTGACACGCTTTGCTCGCTTTCCTCTTTGTGGTACGCGCTTTACTCGGTCTTCTTTGAAAGCTCGAAACTGCTGAGCCTTGCCCCGAAAAATTTCAAAGCAGTCTACCCACGTAGCACCTGTTACGGTGTTAGTCGTGATCCCCCGGAACTGAAACTTTGTTCCATACTCACCTTTGATTTTAATGATGTCGCCAGCATTGATAGGAAAGCCATCTGCCTCCATGTATGGTTCCATAGTGAAAATGGTTGGCTTTGCATTTACCTTCTTACGACGAGCCATCTTACTCCTTAGCGTGTGGTTTAGTTTCGTGTAGTGAATTGCTTGATACTCTATTATACACGCTCTCGGTGTGAAAGTCAATGAGATTCTCCACGCCCGTGTAGGATAAAGCACTTCTTAGACCATTTGTAAAATCATCAATGACATCGTAAACGCTTCCAGCATACGGAACTCTTGTCGAGATCCCCTCTACCCCAGAAACATTTCCTCGACCTTCCTGTTGCGCCTGCCTAGAAGCCATTCCACGGAATACCTTGTGCCCGTCTACAACCTCTCCTGGAGATTCGTCTGTGCCTGCAAGAACTCTTCCAATCATTACTGCGTTAGCCCCTGCAGCAAGTGCCTTGGCTGCGTCTCCGGAGTTGCGGATTCCGCCATCTGCAATGACTGCTGGCCCCTCACTGTAAGCAACGCGACTTCGAATATCCATAACTGAGGCAAGCGTAGGAACCCCGTGAGCACTGACTACCCTAGTGGTGCAGGCAGACCCTCCACCGATGCCAACCCTAACGGAGTCCGCACCGGCATCTCCCAGCCTTGCAAAGCCATCCCAGGTGGCCACATTACCTGCCATGATGTGAACACTGTTATCAAACTCTTTACGCAGTCTTGCAACTGCTTCAATTGCATTTTTGTTATGTCCGTTTGCGGTGTCTACTAAGATAACGTTTGCCCCTGCGTGTGCAAGCTTCTGCGCTTCTTCAAGGAATGCACCACGGGCACCGACAGAGCCGCCGATATCCCTTATATTTTTTTGCGCTCTAGCCATCTTAACCATGGACACCTGCTCATCGATCGTCATGTACCTATGAAGAATACCGACTCCACCGATCTGATCCATAGCTTCTGCCATCTGCCACTCACAAACAGTGTCCATTGGTGCTGCAACAATTGGCAAGTTTAAATCTAGGCCATTACCCAAACTGGTAGAAAGAGAAACGCTCTTCCTACTTTCTGTTTCCGAGTATTGTGGCACCAAAAGAATGTCGTCAAAGGAAAGTTGCTCCTGGTCGCTATACTGTTTCATTTCTCTCCTTAGCAATTAAAAGTAATACTAAATACCCCACCAAATCAAAGATGGTGTCATCTCCTGGATACTCGTGCCCTCGCTGAACACGAGACAGCTTGTCGTCAATGCGTACATAGAGCTGCTCAATATTATCCTGCTTAGAGAATACCCTAACTGGATCTAGGGCAGAGTCTCCGTATGCCCTGTTCTTTGCGATTAGCATCTCTTCGATGCCACGCATAATTTCTGTTATCTTATTCTCTGTTTGCTTGCTCATCAGTTTTTACTACCCCTAGTCTCTTCCAACATTTAACACAGTTAATGTATGTCATACCCGTAAAGGGGCAGGATGCTTCGTGTGACTCTTCGTGCTTACACGTCATCTTTACGAACTGCATCTTTGCCACTTTGACAAAATGTCTAATTACTCTCAACGCCTTGACTTCCTTAGTTTAAACTTAGCTAAGTAAACGTAAATAGTTTCTACGCTTACTCCGCACTCTTTTGCTATAGCTTCTGGTGTTTTTCTGTCTACATGATATCTTTTTTTAAGCCATGCCTCATTAGTATAAAGTTTACCAGCCATAGGGTCTCCTTGTCAACTTAGCTTTTCCCAATTGTTAATTGCATAATGACCTATACCAATCGAGTCTGCGACATCGTTGTCTACAACATTTCGATCATATTGAACATTAACAAATCTAATTGTTTTTTGTTTTCGTAACTCTCTCCCCTGGCTTTTGTACCAAGAATCGCTTTTGCCAGGATTGTCAGATCTTAGCTTTAAGATCTCTTCTTTTGTAAGCCTGCCGTTACTTATAAATGTTTGCCACGCTATGGGATTAATTGATTTAATTGTCTTTACCCCAGCCATAGACATAGCCCCCAGCATAGCACCTTGCACCAAGGCCAGGTCTGCCGCTGTCTTGGGGCTGTTCATAAAGACCGTGTGCTCGATTACAACAGCTTCTGGTATCCCGTAATGCTCAAAGAATGCCAAGGTTTTTGCTGCTGCGTCACTCACCTTTTGATATGTGTTAGATCCACTAAAATTAATTTTACCTATGGACTCTAGGCTGTCTTCATAAAAAAATGCAAAGGCCAAGCTGTTGGTACTAGCATCAATTGAGCATATACCTTTTGGCTTATTCGTTATCTGGCTTAATTTTACCATCTGCCCAAGCCTTTATTTCTTTTAAAGTTTTGCCGACCTCTTTAGGATCTATTAAGCAACTGTTGCAAAGGTCATCGTCGTTATAGGCAGAAAGACTCTGCTTACATTGAGTACACTTTCTGTCCTGAGACATTCTTTTGTTACGACGAAGAAGAGCGTACCTTTCGGCAATCTTTTCTTTGGTTGCTTGCTCTCTGCACTCTGGAGTACAGTATATTTGATATGACACCTTAGAGTTAAAGGTTGAATCACACCATTGACAATGCTTCATCGATAGGCTCCAGCGAGTTAATTTTAATTTCTCCCTCACCAGCCTGATCGCATACTGCCCGAAGTGGACAAGTCTTGCAGATCTTTGAGTTGGATCGGTAGTTCTTCTTGGGCAAAACTTTGTCTTCCCAAGATTTACGAACTGTCCTCATCCATTCAAATGTCTGGTCTACCCATTTAATATAATAATCATTTACCTCAACCGGTATAGCCAAGAGTTCATGATTATTCTTGTTCTCATACAGTATAACACCTCTTGCCTTCTTAAGTATTTTCATATAAATAAGAAGTTGGATTAAGTGGCCGCCCTTAGCTTTGCGACTTTTCTTGCGATACTCAAAGCCCTCTTGCATAGCAGTCTTGATTTCAATTAGCAGCTCTTCTCCATCATGATTTACAATCACATCCCCGTAACCAAAAATTGGAGGATCGTTATGTATAATTTTAAACTCTGAATCTACCATGATGCCGGAGTCTTCAATGGCTTTTTGAATACGCTCGTGAGACTTTGTGCCGTTTGTCATATTTGCACCAGCAAATGGGTCTGCATAGTCTTCGAATGTGCCGCCCTCAAACGCCAGGTACCAGTACCTAGCACACTCTCCATGCCCGTAGGCGATGGTAGAGGGCGCAAAGGTTTTCTTTTGCTGATGCCTTGGACCACGATTAGCGATGTATCCAGAGTTAATCTTTTCTACAAGACCGTCTAGACCATTGTTTTTGGGAGACTGGCTGCCCATAACGTGTTGCAATAAGTTTTTTGACATATTGTTTTACCGAGTAATATACTTTAGTGCTGAGACTAAATTGCTAACTGCCTCTGCTGCTGTATAGTATAGGTTCTTCTTCGGCCTATCTCCTTTATCTACGTTTGCCATCCAAGTTGCCCTTAGTGAAAGCTTAGCCGCAATTGCTTGCAGTCTAACAATTTCCATTGTCGCTACCTGAACTGGAATGTCTGGCTTTAGAATAAGCTTTGAGATCATGACTAAAGCATGACCCAGCTCCTCGTCTTCCATATATTCATTAATTTCAGCTAGACCATTTACAAGTTCAATGGTTGTGCTATTTTCTGTCATATTATTATAGCACCTTCTCGGGATCCGCAATCTCCCGCTTTTCTTTAATGGTTACGCTACTAGCTCCTGGCAACCATGGCAAAAGAACCTGGTATAGTTCTTCTAAAAGCACAACATCTTGAATCTGGTACTTCTTCATTTCACGCCAAGCCTTGTCTTCTCCAGCCATGCAATCAATCCACAGCTCAAAGCCTGAGTGCTTGAACTTGGCACCAACCCCAAGAGCTTGAGCAACATAGTCAAGCTTGTTGGATGGGAACTTGAAGTTAGCTTTGACAACGCTCATAAGGTCAAGGTCTTTGACTATTGATGGTGGCGTCATACCGTTCTCAAGGAACTCACGCTTGATGTGTTTGTGGTCAAAGGCTGCTGAGTTCCAACCTACTAGGGCATCTGCCTCTTCCATCATGGCGTGTAGCTCTTCTAGCATCGCCTTCTTGCCATCGTGGTGAACAGACTTGAAGGTAACCTTCTTCTTGCCCTGCCACTTTGCACCAAAGCACATCATTTCGGTGGGCTTAATAATCTGATTAATTCCAATGTTCTGGTCCCACAGGCCCCAGGTATAAACCTGCATTGGTGTCGTTTCAATATCTAGCATTAAGATTTTCATTGGTCTCTCTCTTCCAGCATTTGCTCTAGCAAGGACATCTCGATCACTGCTAGTCTTGTTTTTTGTGTTTCACCTATCACTACCACTATAGCAGGATCTGCGTTAGACTTCAAGGCATCTGTTACAGCTTTTGCCCAGACGTCCTTGTTTAAGGTAAAGCTTTTGCCAACTTCTTTAAAGTCAATCACAAAGTTTTTCCAGGTAGCATCCCCCTTCTTTGTGTTACGACCAGAGTTTTTATGTAGCTTGGCCCCAATTCTTTTACCCTCAGACTGTTCGGTCATAGTCCTTCTTTCTTTTTCTTGTTTGCAAGCTTACGCTTGTTATGTGCCTGTTAGAACACAGCCACGTAATCTTTTTGGAAGAAGGGTAGTGCCTTATGGTCAGAACCTCTTCTTTGCATGTGTGACACACAAAGCTGCCCTGATATACCGTGTAGCGATCAGCCATTTAGCTTCTCCACAATTTGTTTGCGAAGATCTTCATCTTCTTTTACCTTGTTGACAAACCCATCTCTACCCTGGACCTTAGAGCCGTCGGGCAGGATGTACCATGCCCCAGTTCTTTCTACGATGCCAGCAAGCTCGGCAGTGTCTACAAGATCAGCGATCTGGTCTACCCCAATGTTTTCACCCCTGAAGTAGAAGTCATATTCTCCAGACTGGAAGCCAGCAGATGTTTTTGAGAACTGAAGTTCCCAGCGAATCTTGCGACCAACCTTTTCCTCAATTAGCTTGTCTCCTACAGGAATTTTTCCTTTAAGTGCTTGATTGTCTGACTCAGAACTAAACAGTTTGATAACTGTAGAAGAGTAAAACTTTGTAGACTGGCCACCAGATGGTTGCTGACTAGTGTACATAGCATTAATGTTGTTTCGAGACTGCGAAATCAAGATAAACAGCGTTGGCTTAACTTTGTTATTAGCATAGTTAATCATCTTCCATGCATTGCTAAAGTCTCTTGACTCTGCACCAATCTGCTTTGTATTCTCTAGCTGCTTAAGGTCATCGGTGCCCTTCTCGAAGTAGATTGCAGGTAGCAGGGATGTAATACTATCCACTACAATTAAGTCTACCCCTGCCTCCATTAGAGCTACCCCGACATCTACCATCTCATTAATAGTACGAGCTTGAGAGTAGATTAGCTGCTCCGTGTCTACGCCAAGCCCCTGAGCCCAATCTTCAGAGTAGGACATTTCTGCATCAATCCATGCGCAGAGCTTGCCTTCTTTTTGTGCCATTCCAATAGTTTGCAAAAGCATAGAAGACTTAGCACTAGACTTACTTCCCCAGACAAGAACTTGCCGACCATATGGCAACCCTCCCCCTAAAGCTCTGTTTAGGCCAAAGCTGGGTGTGGGCTGTTTTGTGATTTCAATGCCCACACCGCTGCCAAGGGTTTTTCTAATTTTAGGATCTAGCTGAGCTAAAGCCTCTTCTAATGTTACTGTCAAAATCTGACACCGTGCCTTTCTGGTCTTGTCTTGTTAAAGTCTGTCTTATTGTTAAAGGCTGCGGTTAGCGATAAGCCAGCCACATACCCGTTTCTTTTTAGCCCCTCGTAAAGATCTAGGGTTCTAATAAGAATATCTGCTAATTCTGAAACTACTTCTTCAGCACCTTTGTCCTTTCGAATAGCCTCCATTGTTTCTGTAACTTCTGAAACAATCATCATGCATTGCTTTGCCACAAATATATCATCGACATTGCCTTCGGGCCAGAAGCCCTTTTCTTTTGCTGTT